TGGACCTCCTATTGATGCAAAAGTAGGTTTACATATATATGTGCCAGTTAACTTACAATTTGGGTTACCTCCATTAACTGACAGATTATTAGGAAGTATAGGAGGTGAGGAAACTCATTTATTAACTGTCGAAGAACTCCCTGCTCATAGTCATAGTACTATACAAGATGCACATAGTCATACTGCTAGTCAACCTGCTCATAGTCATACTAGTCCTGCACATGTTCATAGTGTTTTAGGTACAGTACAAAGTAATGCTGGAACAGGTCCGGGTCTTTGGATAGGTACTCCAACTGGTGATCCTTATGCTAATACTACTTCAGTAGGAGTAGCTATAGATGCGGCTCAACCTGCTATTACTGTTGGTAATACTACTTCTAGTGTTGCTATTTCTAATACCGGAGGAGGACTAGCACATAACAATATACAACCATTTCTGACGTTAGGTTATATAATTAATGCAGAGAATGTTCCTGTTAGTGGAGGTGGTACTCCTCCTAGTGGAGGTACTACAGTAGTTGCTGCTTTGCCAGTAGGTTCTGTTGTTAGCTTTGCTGGAAGTATAGTAGAGGAAGGATGGTTAGTATGTGATGGAAGCGAAGCATCGAGAACTATCTATCCAGATCTATATGTCACAGTAGGAGACACTTATGGTGCGGGTGATGGTAGTACTACATTTAATCTTCCAGACATTCAAGGAAAGGTAATTGTAGGTAGTGGAGCCGGATCTGGATTAACAGATCGATTACTAGGAAGTATAGGAGGTGAGGAAACTCATGTGTTAAGTATAGCAGAGATGCCTATACATACACATATACAAGATTTACATAATCACGGGGTAGCTACTGGAGGGGGAACTATTGGTGCCAATATTTTATCTTATGTAACAACGGGTGTTTATGATTATACTGGTAGTAACTTACATGGTGCTACTGCTACTAACCAGAATACCGGAGGAGGACTAGCTCATAATACTATGCCTCCATATATAGTATTAACTTATGTAATTAAAGCTATTAAGGATGAAGTTAGTGGTGGTGGTAATGGAAGTGGAGAAACCTATGTAGTTAGGACATTACCTATAGGAACTATTGTTAGCAATGCTAGTGCTATACTATCTGATGGATGGTTAGTTTGTGATGGTAGCGAACAAGATCCTGCTATATATTTTGAATTGTTTGCTGCCATAGGAACTACCTATGGAGGAGATGGAACTGTATTTAACTTGCCAGATTTTCGAGATAGGATAGCATTGGGTGTTAGTAGTACTAGGATATTAGGAAGTATAGGAGGTGAAGAGACTCATGTACTAACAATCGAAGAAATGCCCTCGCATACTCATATACAAGATGCACATACCCATGCACAAGATGCTCATAGTCATATCATTGGACAATATACAGCTGTATTCCCTTCGGGTACATCACCTTGGGGTGCATATATAGGTTTTGAGAATCAGGGTACTAGTACTTTTACTGCGGTTGCTACTAACCAAAATTCAGTTGCTACTAATCAGAATGCTGGAGGAGGACTAACCCATAACAATATACAACCATATCTAGCAGTTGACTATATTATTAAGGCTAAAGAAATAGAAGCTATCATAGATGTAGTTGAAGATGCACCTATAGACGATCAGTTATATGGTAGGAAAAATGGTGAATGGGAAGTTATACCTGCTGGTGGTGGAGAAGGAGGAGGAGGAGGGATAGTTAAAGTTAACTATGATTTAGGACACTATGCACCTACTACTGAATTAGGTACAGGAGACTATACAGTAGGAGTTTGCTTTACAGTTACAAGTGCTATTAATCCTAAGTTGAAGCAAGTTAGCTTTTATAAGACAGCATTAGAAGCACCTAATGTTAACCATTCTTTTATTCTCTATGATGCTGCTATGCAAATTCCATTATGGAATCATCCTCCAGATGGAGAGACAGCAGTTGAAGGATGGATTACCCATGTGTTAGTAGCTCCTCTCCCACTAGTGCAAGGAACTACCTACATGTTAACTGTCCATTGTAGTAGTGAATTTATTGCTAATACTACTCCTCCTCATCTTCCCTATCAAGATGGTCCTTTGTCAGCAGAAAGAGGAGGTAAGATAGCAGGTAGTGGTTGCCCTTGGCCGGATAGTGAAGTTCATTATGGATTAGATTTAGTGATAGAAGTAGAGGAGGAACAAGGTCCACCTATCGAGGAAGCACCTATAGATGGTTTAGCTTATGCTAGGCAAGATGCAGAATGGGTAGAAACTAACTTACAAGGAGTACCGGGTAAGAGTGTAGAGATTCTTCAATCGGTAGATGAAGCTACAGCTATAGCAGATAGTATAGTTAATCCTAATAATATCTACTTTTGGATTGTGCTACCTCCTCCGCCTGTACTAACATCTTTGAATCCTGCTCAAGGAGATGGATCTATGATAACAAGTCCAGTTACATTGCAAGTTATCGGATCGGGTTTTACTGCTAACTGTAAGGGAGGTACTACAAGTGGACTTGCTTTTACTGAAAGACCAACTACCTTTGTTAGTGAGACTGAGCTAAGTGTGAGTTTAACTTTTACAGGGAACTCTCATTCTTATATCTCTGTTCAAGATGAGCATGGACAAAGATCAAATGAAATAGATTGGTGGAGTGGACCACCATAGGAGATAGGATATGGGAATAGCAATTGCAGGAAAGTTAATTAAGGATGGAGATAGTATAGCTATCCAAGGAAAGCTACCTATAGGTATAGCTATACAAGGAAAGATAGTATATATTAAGGAAGTTCTACCTCCTCCGCCTCCAGTTATTAGTTCTACTTCACATGCGTATATATACTATTACGTACCTTGGAATACAGTTCAGTTTTATGGTTCTAACTTTAGAGATACTGACACACTTGTAATAGAGGGAATAGACCATCCAATTGTCTTTGTTAATGATACTAATATTCACTCTTCTTCAACTGCTATAGTTGACCAACCTATGGGTAGGATTATTCCTGTTTATATTAGATCAATAGATGGACAGATAAGTAATACTATAAATATACAAGTTCTAGTATCCCCCGAATGAAAAGAGATTATAATTATGACACCATATATTGCTAGTTTCCAAGTTAGGTATAATATTCCTAGCTTGCAGCAACAGGTAGAAGTCGCAGGAGTTAAAGCTTGCGAAGATATTAAGAATGAAGATCCAGCTACACCCGATCATGTTAATAGAGCAGAATGGGCTATGTGGTATAGTAAGAATAGTCAGACAGGATGGGTTAGTTTTGCATGGTCAGTAGCTATGAATGCTACTATTCAAGCAGCTATCCAAGCTGATCCTACTGGAGCTACAATTACAGATAACGATGTACAGTTTGTAGTTAATAGTGTACTACCAAGTGTGATAGCTGATTTTATAGCACATCCTCCATTTAGTCCAACTACTCCTACTCCTCCAATGTAAGTAAGAAATATGGCAACAGCAGAATTACCTCTATTTGGATTTGATCCTAGCATAGTACCTGACATAGATTTTTGTCAGAAGGATTCTAGTGTTATTGAATCTGATGTTATTACTAACTATGAAAAGTTCTTCACAGCAGTTACTAGAATTAACAAGACACTAGGAAGAGCTGATCCAGTTAGGTTATTCCTATTAACTAACATCTATCAGTTAGTAACCCAAAGGTCAATTGTCGATTCTACGGGTAAACAGAATCTTTTGAAATATAGTAAGGGAGCTAATCTTGATAATGTAGCTGCTAAATGGGGAGTAAGAGGAGGAAGGTTAAAGCCTACATCAGCAGAAACATTATTAAGATTCACAGTATCTGCGGTACAACCAAATAATGAAGTAGTTATTAAGTTAGGACAAGTAGCACAGACAGCAGGAGGTATTAGATTCAAAACTATAGAAGAAGGTATTATACCTGCTGGTTTGTTATTTGTCGATTGTGAAGCAGAGGCAGAAACTCCAGGTTCAGAAGCTAATGGATTGGTTCCCGGTCAGATTAACTATCTAGTTGAATGGAATGAACCATATTTAGTTAGTGTTACTAATTTAACTACATCTAGTGGAGGTGCTAACAAAGAAGGAGACGAACATCTTAGAGCTAGAACATGGTTTGCTCCAGAAAGTTTTAGTGTAGCAGGACCATATGGAGCATATGAATGGTTTGCTGGTAGTGCCAATCCTGATATAGCAGATGTTAGTGTATGGAGTAATGCAGAGAATGCAGGAAAAGTTTTTATCTATCCTTTAATGGCTAATGGAGAATTACCTACACAGGAAGTATTAGATCAAGTATATAAGACATGTAGTGCTGATGATGTTAGACCTCTAACAGATTGGGTGTTTGTCGAACTTCCGACTGTAGTTAGTTATTCTCCTATGGTTCAATATTGGATTAAATCTAGTGATGAACATTTTGCAGATGATATTAGAAAAAAGGTAGATGCAGCATATATGAACTATCTAATTTGGCAAAGGTCAAAAATAGGTAGGGATATTAATCCTTCAAAATGTGATGAAATGATAGTTAATGCTGGAGCTAAGAGAACAGATATACCGGAAGGAACATCAGGTTTTAAATTTGTTAAGATAGATGAGCAAAGTGTAGCCAGAGAAGATGCTAGTTCTAAATGTACTTATGTAGGAATAGAGATAGAATAGAATAGATAATATCATAACGTTATGACTTCATCCCTTGAGTTAGTTGCTCCTAGTATTAGAAATGATCCACAGGTTATAGCTGCATGTAAAGCTATTGACATTGAACTAGAAGCTATCTATGAAGAGATACCTAGTATTCTATTTTGGCCTTTTATAGAACAGCAAACGGGTACTATGCTAGATATCTTAGGATGGGAAATGCATGTTGATGTCTGGCAAGGATGGGAAGGAACACTAACAGATGAAAAGAAGATAGAGTTAATAAATCAATCGATAGCATGGCATCAAAAGAAAGGTACTAAGTGGGCAGTTGAAACGTTAGTACAAACTATCTTTGCTAAATGTTATGTTACAGAATGGTTTGAATATGGAGGCAATCCATTCTTCTTTAAAATTATATTAAAAGAACAGGTTACTGATCTACCTAAGATACTAAGGTTAATCGACGCTGTAATGAACGTTAAGAATGTTAGGAGTTGGATAGAAAGCGTCGATATTATCCAACAGCCGATACCTACTAGTTTAAGGATATCAATAGTAGTAGTTATCACTAAGATAGTCAGAATTCCAGTTAGTACCAATAAATAGAAGATATGCCAGCGTTCGATCATAGTGTATTAACAGATGTGGGATGGGATGCTATGGCATCTTGTCTCGCAGGACAGAAGCTAGCTTTCGTTCACATGGAAGCTGGTGATGGAACTATTACTAATGGTGATGCCGAAATGGAAGGTATGACTGCATTAGTTAATAAAGTAATGGATATAACTATTACTAGTTGGTCTGATGATGGAGAAGGTCAGCTAACATTAATAGGAACACTTAGTAGTAAAAATGTAGTCACTGCATTCTATTTTAGAGAGTTAGGTGTTAAGTGTACGTTAGATGGTGGTGCAGAGATATTATATAGTGTAGCTAATTCAGGAGATCAAGCAGACTATATTCCTAGTAGAGATGAAACTGCTATAATAGTTGATACTATCGAAGTCGTGATTAAGATAGATCGCGAAGCGATGGAGAATATAACTATTGTCATTGCTGCTGATGCTAATGTAACTGCACAGAATATAGGACCAGTAACAGTAGGAGCAGGATGGTTCAGAGACAAACAAGGAAGTATTCTATACTTCAAAAGATTTGTTAGTACCACAAATGTTAGGATAACAGAGACAGAAGATACAGTAGAAGCTAATGTAGTATTTCCTATTTTTCTACCTATAGGAGGTATAATAGATTTTGGTGGAAGTACTATTCCAGCCGGATTTCTACTATGTGATGGAAGTGCAGTATCGAGAAATACATATGCTAATCTGTTTGCTGAATTAGGAACTAAATGGGGAGTAGGTGATGGTAGTACTACATTTAACATTCCAGATTTAAGAAGTAGAGTAACTATAGGAGCAGGGCAGGGTGGTGGACTATCTAATAGATTGTTAGGTCAATATGGTGGAGAGGAAGTTCATTATGTAACTGTAGCAGAAATGCCCTATCATAGTCATGGTGCTAATGGTAGTCAACCTGCCCATACTCACTATCTTTATGATCCTACCCATAATCATGTATTCTCAGATCCTTTACACCAGCATCCTACCTATGATCCTACTCATACTCATAGTCATGCTGATCCAGGACATGGACATGGAGTTTATGATCCATCACATGTTCATCCTATGAATTCCTATCCTGCACAAGGACAGGCTGGAACAGGTTTTAGAAGTATCCTTGAATTAGATTACCCTTATACACATACTTACTATGCAAGAGCAGATATAGGCATATATGGTTCTGGTGTGGGTACATGGAGTACAGGTAGTTATACTGGAGTAGTTGCAAATTGGACTGGTACTAGATGTTGGAATAATCCTAGTTATACCGGACAATATTTAGATTGGGCAGGAGGAGAAGCAGTAACAATTTCAATTGCTAATACTGGAGGTAGTCAAGCTCATAACAATATGCAACCATTTGCAGTACTTAACAAAATTATAAAAACATGAATAAACCAATACGACAAGCACGAATGGCTATACCTAAACAAATATCTACTAACCATAAAGGAGTGATAAAAGTAGTTGATTTTCAGGTAATTAACTTTGTAGATGATGTACCTGATAAAGATGGTAGAACTAGATCTAGACCTATTATTATTATGTATGCATTAGCAGAAGATGGGATAGTATATGAATTTAATGGAGGAAAATGGAAAGGTTTTCCTGTAACAGAGGAGGTATAGTTTATGCCAGATCCAGAACCACCTCTTCCACCTGGAGTTGCTACTAGAGAGATTAGTCCACTTGCTCCAACTATGACTAACATTTTCAGAACAGGTTCGTTAGAGTTAAAATATTATTTGGAGGAAACTGTACCTGGAACAGACTTTGTTAGTCCTGGTGGTGTTAAATGGGTAGTCGATACTCAAGAACAGTTTCATAATATTCCACCCGATGAAAATGAAGAAGGACAAACTAAGGTAGTACTAACATTTAAACCACCTAAGCATGGAGGAAATTGAAAGAACCTTTATGGAGGGAAGTATTATGTTGGGGAGCAGTTATCTGTTTCTTTTTATTTCCTTTAACTGCTTTTAGTATAGTGGTTTATAGTACTACCATAGGTTCAGTTGGATTTTTAGATCCAAAAGAACTAGCATTCTTTAGGGAGTTTGTTCCTTTTGAAGCTACCTTAGCAACGTTAGTATTTGGACTAGCAGGTTTGAATACATGGGATAAAAGAAATGGAGTTATTAAGAAAGAGAAAGAAAAAGAACAATGAAGATATGTATAGATGCTGGACATGGCGGAAATGATAGTGGTGCTGATGGTCCTACTGGACTTTCAGAGGCGAAGGTAGTATTAGAACTAAGTGACCTAGTAGAGCAAGGGTTAAAGAAATTAGGTATACATACTAGGATGACTAGGAGAACAGATGACTATGTAGAGTTACATGATAGATGTGAAATAGCTAATGATTGGGAAGCTGACTATTTTGTTAGTATTCACTGTAATTCAAATGGTCCAACTGCTGTCGGAATAGAGACTTTATATGCTAGTAATAGTGGTAAGAAACTAGCTGATCCTATACAATTTGAAATGTTAGCAGCTACAGGAGACGTAGATCGAGGATTGAAACATAGAACTAATCTCTATGTTTTAAATGGAACTTCGATGCCTGCGGTACTAGCAGAGGTAGGATTTATTAGTCATCCAGCTACCGAAGCTAAACTAAAAACAGATGACTATAAACATGCTATTGCTAATTCCATTGTTAATGGACTAGCAAAGTATTTGAGAAGTATAACTGAAACGCCAATTAAATAGAAGGAAAGGTTAGTTAAAATGCAAGTTAATTCATTGTTCAAACGAGACTCGCAAGAGTTAAGAGACTACCTAGAAGATAATAAGGTAGGAAAGCAAGTAACGGCATCAGATGGAAAGAGAGTCTGGACAGTTAAGAAAATCCAGCAATTTGATGATCTTCCACCAGATCCTAACGTTGGTCCGGTAGTTAAAGTAACAGTTACTATGACTGATTTCTAGTTAGTTGTTAGTCTGTGGAGATTATTTAGCTATTTGACAACAGATAGCTTTTGTGCTATATTATAGTGTTACGTTGGGGAAGGTTAGCGACTAGCAGAACAGTTAGTTTGTTAGTGGCGCATTAGTAAAGCCTCATCCGCTAAACTAGTAGGTTCAATTCCTGCCCTTCCCGAACTTAGCAAATGTATACAACTGTATACATTTTTAAAAAACTAACACTAACAATTAATATAGTACAAAAGAAAGATGAGTTTACTACAACAGTATTCGACACCTATTCTCTCAAAGGAATTAGAGGATAGGATAGGAGATGCTATACAGCATTTTCTAAATAGAGGGTTATGGAGAGAATGGGGATTAGATAAGATTAGAGAACAAGGTGCAGCTATACTGCTACATGGTGCACCAGGATTAGGTAAAACTATAACTGCTTATTATATTGCTAAGAAGCTACACTTAAGAGTAGCTGAAGTTAGCATGGCTGATTATGGATCACATGTTCCTGGTGAACTAGCTAGAACTATTAAGAAAATCTTCAATGGTGAGTTAATATTAGCTCGCCAAGAGAAGAGACAACCTCCGCTTATCCTTTTGGATGAAGCGGATGCTATGCTTGTTTCGCGTAAGAAGTTAGGTGCGGAAATGATCTGGATGCTAGAACCAATTAACGAATTACTAGCACAGATCTCGAAATATCCGGGCTTGGTAGTACTAGCAACTAACATGGCGGCAATATTAGATGATGCTTTGGAGCGTCGCCTAATAGCTAAGATCCGCTTTGATAGACCAACAGAAGAATTACGGAGAAAAATATGGAAAGAGAAATGGCCAGATAAGTTTCCTTGTCAACCTAACAATGGAGACTTAGATCAACTAGCAGAGTTTGATCTAACAGGCGCACAAATAGAGAATATATTTCTGCTATGGTCTGGTAGGGTAATGAGAGAAAGAAGAGTCGCTATGACTAGCGATCTAATAAAATTCATAGGAGAGGATTGGACTGACTACTTCCAAAGCTAAATAAAATCATAACGTTATGAAATCATGGCCATGCGATAGCTTGCTATCAATGGCTAATTGTGTGTATATATGGAAATTGAAATCGAATTAACAGATGAACAACTAGCAGCAGCCTATAAGTTATCTAAGACTAATGGAGAGAATGGTATAGTTTGGTGGAAGGTTGGTGAAGGTAAGACTAGGATAGCATTAGCTTGGAGTTTGCTAGTATTAGATCATGATCCACGACCATTAGTGATATGTAGTCCAAGTGCATTTCGACAATGGTTAGATGAAATAGATTTGTTAGGATTAGACAAATATATTAAACCAGTATTTCAAAGCTTTGCTACACTTAGCTATAGTGGATCATTAGAGTTAGATAGAGAGAGGTTTAACTGTCTTATATTAGATGAACTATGGATGTATAAGAATCCTAAGTCTACCAGATCTAAACGAGCAAAAGAACTAACTAGACGAGTGCCTAGCATAGGATTGTCAGGATCATTAATGACTGCTGGAAATCTGGAGGACTTATATGGTCAAGCTAAAGCTATGAATATTGAGGAAAAGATAGCTAGAAGCATGACTAGCTTTCGAACTCAGTTTATGGTTGAGGCTAAGAATTGGGCAGGATTCATCGATAGGTATCCAAAGAAAGGTGCAGTAGAAGCTATTCAACAGAGATTATATGAGAATGTTAGTGTTTACTTTCCGAAAGAGAGAAGAGCGATTCGAGATATACCTATACATATAGAACCTACTAAACAACAATTAGAAGTTAGGAAACAATTATTAAAGACATGGAATTATGATACGCTTGAAATTAAGGCTGCTGTTAGTCTTATCATTAAACTATTACAAGTATCGGATGGTTTCCTCCGAGTTAGCGAAGGAGATTATCTACCTATCAAATCTAGCAAGATTAGCAGACTCAAAGAGCTATGTACCGAGTTGTTTGATGCGGGAGAACAACAACTACTTATATGGGTTGGATTCAGGAAAACAGCTAATATTCTATCTGAAGCATTGCCTTGGAAAACTACGTTACTCACTGGTGATGGTAGATTTGATGTCTTCGGTTGGAGAGATGGGAAAATCAAGATTACTATTGCTACTGTTGGAAGTGGTGCTAGTCTTAATGACTTCACTAACATTAGATATAGTATATTCTATTCGTCCAGTTTCTCTGCACTTAATGTGCAACAGGCTAGGGGTAGAACTAACAGAAAGTCCTCTCTCCACAAATGTGCTTACTACTATTTTCTATCGACTAATAAATTTCCTGATGGAACAGTCTACATGGGAATTGAAGAGAATAGAACGAAAGAACAGATAGTTAGAAATATATTAAATGAAGTAAAGAAAGAGAAAGAAACAAAAATAAATTCACAAACATGGGATCCAGAATAAAAGAAAGAAAGAAAAGAAATGACTAACAAACTAACACAAATGGAAATACCAGATTTAGAAGATCCTAATGTCTATCTATTAATGGTCAAATGGAGAATCGAGGAAGCTGAAGAAAAGCTTAGGATTGCTAATGCGGCATTAGCTAAATATCTAAAGGCAATGAACATAGAACTACCATGAAAAAGATACGACCTAAGAGTTTTTGGTTAGATACAAACTCGCGATTGGCTATACAAGCTGCTTCGCAAGATGTAGTTACTCAGAGTGAGATAATGACTAGAGCAGCATGTCCTCGCAAATGGTTCTATAGGTATGCTCTAAAACTGAATCGAATGGCAGCAGTTAGCTACCATTTAGTATATGGAACTTTAATGCATAGTGCATTAGCAAAGTTATATAAGAGTGGACACTATGGTTTATCTCCAAAGGAAGAGTACTTACAAATTCCACCATTGGAATTAGATGAAGATATAGTATTAACTCCTGATGATACTTATGAATTAGAACTAGTAAAAGCTAAGGTTCAGTATGCTTTTGATGCTTATCGATGGTACTATTACAAAGAGGATAGCTTTCTATTTGTTAGATCTGTCGAGACTGATTATGAAGTTAGTTGGAAAGGAATCAAATTATCTGGTAGAATAGATCTAGTAGCTAATCCTAACAATCGAGATGGACAGTTCATCTGGGATTGGAAAACTAGTGGTAGATTTGATGCAACTATGTTAGATGCTTGGAGTTTTCGATTTCAGTTTCTATATTATTGTTGGTTATACTGGCGAGCAACTGGTATTAATCCGGCGGGAATAATGGTTAATGGACTAGCTAAGACCTTGCTAAGACCTAGGATAACAAATAGAAAGACTAAAGAAAAAGAGAGTGTTAAGGAATACCTAACAAGAGTAAGGCATGAGTTTAGAGATAATCAGGCGAAGTATTTCTATCGACAACGAATGCCTTTAGTACAAGGAATATTAAATAGGTTTGAAACAGAAATGTTAGAGCCTCATTTGGATGTATTCATTCTAATGCAGAAGAAGGGAATAGATATTAATACTAATGTGTTAGGTTCGTTAACTCTAGCAATGAATACAGCACATTGTCATATCTATAACTCATTCTGTGAGTATTTGCCTTTGTGCAAAGATGGGACTATAATGTTAGGAGAATATTACAAGAGGAATGTTAAGCATCAGGAATTAGTAGAAGTTGAACCAGAGGTAGGAAATGGATGAAGATAATATTTTCATGTTTACTACAGAACAACTAGCCATCATCATTCGAGGATCGATAGGTCTTGCTAACGAATTTTATCAGATGAAAGGATTAGGACATGATGAGGAAGTATATAGGATGACAATAGCTGCCGAAATTCAAGGATTGTTAGTCGAGCGAGAATTAGTTAGAAGAAAGGAATTACCAAAAGCAGAATATCAAATCTATCCACTACATGACAACGAAAAAAGCGAAACGAATAATAGCTAAAGCTAGTCGAAAGAGGAATAGAAAACCTCGAAAGAAAGCACTAGCAAGAAGTCTAGCCGGAAATTTAATAGCATTAATGACTAGAAAATAATAAGAAACTAACATGACTAATAAAGATAAAGATGAAAATCTCCTTCGAGATTTAAGAGAAGCAGTAGGTGAAGATAGAGCTAAGGAACTATGGGAAGAACTATCTAAGGACATAGAGAATCCTTCTATATGGATTGCTAAGGCTACACCAGAGGAAATAGAAGCTATAAAGAAAACTAAATTTCTAGGTGATTTTATAGTTAACAAAAATGGAACATGTTGTCTATGTTACAATACATATAATGACTATGGACATAATGCTAGACCTATTAAAGAAGGTAGGTGTTGTACTGATTGTGATAGGAAGCTAGTAATACCTAAGCGTTTAGAGTATAAGAGCAAAGGTATAGAATGGGATAATCCTATAGATCCAGAACGTATCGAGAGAATGAAGGACGCTTACTTAGAAGGTAAATTAGACCTAACAGGTACATTAAAGGAAGCAGGCTATGGAGACTTACCTAAACCAGAATCATTAGGAGTAACTATCCCAAAAGGTAGTCCGTGGAGTGAAGTAGAGAAAGCGATAGGTAAATTAGAACCTGTTAGGAGAGTTAAGACTAAAGACTACATGAGAAAGTGTCAGGAGAGTTTGAAACATGCACAGAAACATATGCCTGCACTATGGCGAGCTATTATGAATAAGAGGTATATACTACCACAATGGAGACAGGAAGATTATGTTTCACAGGAAGCTTGTGATTATCTAATGTTAGATTTCATAATGGAGTATACCCAACAAGCATCTAATAGAGGAAGAGATGAAGTACTAAATACCCAATGGATAGCTCTATTGCGAGCACTCGATTACGAACGTCCTACATTATACTTAGAAAGAGAAGTAGCAGAAAAGATAACCAAGGGTAAGTTACCATTAGACTTAGAGATAGACATGATTCAATGGACTTTTCCTAGTATTAGAGTCTATCTACCTAAAGGATTCCTAACTATTAAACGGCAAGGTGAAGAATGTTCGTTAATGTATCTAGACATAGTTAAAGCAGAACAAGGAGTTAAGTATCAATTGCATCAAGATTTCATAGAGGAAATTTTAGATGAATGGGGAGACTATAAAGTAATTGCACAAACTAGTCATATGACAGGAATGGGTGTTAGTGGTAATCTTGATTTTGAATGTGCAGAAGGACCACTAGCATATGCAGGAACTACTCCATTAAATCAAATAACTATCAAGCAAATGTTAGATAGAGTAGGATTTAAACCATTGATTACTACTCTAAAATCAGATGATCTAGATACAGAGTTTACTAACAAAATGCTAACACTAGCTTTGCGTGTACTTATGATTATGAGTAGCTATGAAATTATACCTGATGTATTGAAACCGAAGGAAGATGATGTAATCCGTAAACCTAGAATGGAAGGTCAGCGTCTAATAGCTGGACTATATAAAGCTAAATTTGTAGGTGATTGTGTAACTCAATTTCGCGAGAGTATAGCTAAGTTGAAAGGACTAACACTTCCTACTGGTATACATACTAGTCCACATTGGGTTTGTGGACATCCTAAGCGTCAAGCCTATGGTCCAAAGCGTGAACTTAGAAAGTTAATATGGGTAGAGTCTTATAATACTAAATGGCATGGAGAAAGTACTAACAATGGAACTGTATAAAATATATAGAGAAGGAAAATACTTAGGTGCAGTATATCTCGAATTACCTGCTGAAATGATAGAACCTCTCCTAATATTGGATACATCAGATTTGATGAGGTTAATGGATTTTGTTGCAACACATGAAGAAGAAAAGGAAAAAGAAAATGATTAATGTTAGCTTATCTAGATATCAAGATGATCCTCTATGCCTTCGTTGTAGCATTGGAGGCTGGCCAGATAAAGGATACTATTGTACTTTTAGAGGAGATCAAAAGGAAGTTATACGAATGTTAGAGACAGTATTGTTAGTGTTACAGAATGCTCCCAAGCTAACAATCGAAGAACCACCTACTAATATAGGAGATAGTTAATAACTCCCGAAAAACCTATGGGGATTATTTAGAAATTGACTATTGCTAGTAATTATGCTATATTACTAGCAGACAACATGAGAAAGACTAACACTAACAATGAAGAAAAGGAACCTATGAATCTAAGAAAAGCAATGGAGTTAGCTGCTGTTTCTGACATGGGAGTAAAACGTTTTAAAATTTGGTTAGAAGAGAAAGGATATTCTTCGTTAATGGTAACTAGTTGTTGCCTAACATATATGGATCTGAAAGAAAGGATGGAAAAGAAATCATAACGTTATGAACATGTTAGATCTCTATAAGATCAGAGGTTATCATGGAATACTAGATGAAGTAACCCATGAGATTAGAACTGCTAACATGATAGAATGGGCGGAATGGATAGAACTATCTTTCAAAGATCCAGATAAATATAGAAGAGTAGGTAGAACTGAAATTAATAACTTTCTTGTTAGTACTGTATTCCTAACAATGAATCATGCTTGGATTAATAAAGGAGAACCACAATGGTTTGAAACTATGATCTTTAAAGAGGAAGGAGAAAAAGCTGTAGAAGGTTATTGTTGGCGTTATGCTACATGGGATGAAGCTAGCAAAGGACATGAAGTTGTAGTTGGGATGGTTAGGGAAGGATTAATACCATGAATGAAGATGACATTTTTATGTTTAGTAAAGAACAACTAGCTATTATCATTCGAGGATCGATAGGTATTGCTAATGAATTCTATCAGATGAAGGGATTAGGACATGATGAAGAAGTATATAGGATGACGATAGCTGCCGAAATTCAAGGATTGCTAGTCGAACGAGAACTAGTTAGAAGGAAAGAAATACCAAGAGCAGAACATCAAATTTATCCACTAACAATAAATGGCTAACAAACTAACACAAATGGAAATACCAGATTTAGAAGATCCTAATGCTTATCTATTAATGATAAAATGGAGAATCGAGGAAGCAGAGGAGAAGCTTAGGATTGCTAGTAAGGCATTAGATAAATATCTAAAAGCAAAGAATATAGATCTACCATGAACGGATGCGCAACCGTTCAAAC